TCAGATTCTTGTTCTTTACTTTTTATGTACCGCAAACTTTCAAAATATGATCTGTTGCTCATTTTCATTACTAATTCTTGTAGGTTAGCCACTTGTTGGCATCCAAAACAAAAGAACAATCCACTTTCTTTTGATACTTCTCCAGCAGGAGTCCTGTTGTTATTATGATATGGACAGAAAATTATGTAGTCGGAATCTACTTCTGATTGTATTGTGATTCCAGAGCCGATGAGAACTCTTTTAATTTGGTCTTCTGTGTATATATCGGATTGTACCCGTCTGCTGCGATCATCCATTCAATATTCTTTTTCCCTACGTAGATTCCATATACCGTCAATTTAAATTCAAACCAGTTTTTGCTTTCATTGTAGTATACCGTAAAGTCTGGCTCTATGTCAATTCTTGGAACATAGGCACTTTCTCTCATTTGTACTAACAATATTCTAATATATTCTTCTTTTAATCTATAGATGTCTGACTCATCTTTGATGTTGCCATCTAATTTAAAACATTTTATAGGCTTATGATGAATAGACACATCTTATTATAACTGCTTATCTTCATAATCCTTGTAACGATAGTAACCTTTGTCGAAATCTACCTGCACTAAGAACTCACCCATAAAGCCATTTCTATTTTTTCTGAAGGCACATTCAATAATATCGCTGTTAGATGCTCTGCCAAGAGCAATTACCCAGTCTGCATCATAGGCAATCTGTCTTGACCAAGCAGTTTGTCCAAGTGTTGGAACACTACTGAGATCATTTACATCATCTGGAGTTGCAGAAGATATTGCAATGATAGGAACTTCTTCTCCAATAGCCATTAACTTTAGTTCACGAGAAAGGTTTTTCATTCTTACTGTCTCATTGTCTGACTTCTGGTTTGGACTCATTAATTGTAGGTAGTCAACAATAACAAAATCTGGACGGTATTGATCTATTTTGCCACGTAGAACTGAAGGACTAATCTCCCCACCCTGATCATTTGAAATGATATGAAATGGATTCTTTCCAGTAACCTTATCTTTGTGCCAAGTTTTAAACATCTCTGGCTCAACATGACCCTGACTAATCTTTCTATGTGACCAAAGACCTTCACCCATAATTGTAAATACACGGTTTCTAACTTCTGTCTCAGACATTTCAAGGCTAATCACTAATGGGGTTTTGCCTTGCTTCCATGCCTGTACCGCAAAATAAAGAGCAAGCCATGACTTACCAATGCCTGGATAGGCTAAAAACACTCCCAGTTGGCCTGGAGCGATACCACTTGGAAGATAGTTATCAAATCCTGGCAAACCAGTTTTAATCCCTGTAATCCCAGCCTCTTCCATTTTACGTAAATGATCAAAATAGGCAGCAGCGGATTCAAAATCAGTAGCATCAATATCTCTAACGGAGGATGTATTTTTTTTAAGTTCTGAGGTTTGAGTAATTAGAGAGTCTAGAGCAACTACTGAATTCCCACTTTGCACTTCTCCTGCTGCAGATCTTAAAATTGTTTTAAGACTATCGTTTAAATAATCACCCTGTAATTCTGAAAGGTGATGCTTCGTTGCTCCAATATCATCGACTACTTCAAAATCTCTAAACTTTTCAATTACTAAAGATAGTGGTGGAACAGAACTGTTTGCCTCAAAGTATTTTCTAATAAATGTCCATACATCTAAATGTGTTCGTAAAAGTCCATCAACATTTGCCTGTAATAAAACATGGATCTGTTTATCTTTTAAGACTGCATTTAATACCTTTGATTCAATGCTAGCCATTGAGCCACTCCTTTGCCATCAATCTTCTCTCTGCACGTTCTCTATCATCTTGATCTTTATCTTTTTTAGCCTTGATAATTTTTTCTGCCTGGTATGCAAAAGTATTCCAAGATGGACTCTCAGTAACCTTAAAATAGTATTCTAAAATATCGTAACATCCTTCAATTCCATACGACTGAATAAGAGCATCTGCTGCCCATTGTTCAACGTTAAGATTCATTGATGGCTTTACATCATATCTTTCTTTGTGGTATTTACTATACCTTGAAAGCAAAGCCATTCGGTCTTTGCGGTCTGGCATTACTCAGAGATTTCTGCTTTGGCTTCGTTAATTTTATCAGTTAGTTTATCTTCAACAAACTTGTAAACACGTTCCATTGCTTCGTTAGTTGTCTCTCCATCTTTCTTAGAGTCAACAACTCCAAGATCAAGTCTTAATGATTGGAAGTTTCCAAGATTAAGTGTATAGCCTAAAGTTACAGAAACCTTAGTGTTATCGTTTTCCATTTTACATCCATTCAGTAGTTAGATAGATTCAGACCAGATTGGAATGAAGCGTCCATCTTCAGTTCTCGTATATGTAAGTATACCATCGCCCATTCTCCTAGTCAACTCTTGTTTAGTAGGAGTCATGTTGTTCGTTACAAGGCCATCTTTTCTTGGTTGACCAATGTGAATTGATGCCAATATGTCCCTTATTTCCCTTATGTGACTTTCTGAATAATAACATCTTATCTGCCAGCCACGCTTTCCACCTATGCTAGATCCTATTGGTGCTGGAATTGTTCCACGTTTAATAAGAGTAGGAATATACTTTTTATGTCTGTTAATAAGTATAGCAGTTTCTCCAATAGTATATGCCTTTTCTCTTTTCTTTTTAAATTCCGCAATAAAACAAGTTTCAATCCTATCTTTATTTATATTGTAAAGCGCAACAATTCCATCTGATCTGTTTCTATGATGCACCTTGACTAAATCATTATTTAAAAACCAAATAGTTTTATTGCCTGAAACTATAGCGGACTGATTGTAGTTTTGGCCCTCAATATTTCCTGTTGTAGAATCCATGATCCCTCTTTGCTGCTGTCTGGTGGATGGTAAAATTTTCTTTTACCACAAATTACACAGTAAACTTCAATATGTTCTTTTGTGCTGTACTGCCTATCAACAAAAACAATACCACCGCATCTTATACATTTCACTTAGTCGGAATTCCGATGGCAAGAACATTTACGTCAACAGTTGCCAATCCGTTAGTATTAAATCTGACAAGAAATGAAGCATTAGTGCTTGAAACTTGAGTAATAACAACTGAAACATTTTTTCCAGCATCTGTATTTCCCGCATTCCAAGGGGTTGCTACTACAATTGGTGGAGAATTAAAATTGTAATCAACGTTAAAAGTTACTTCGTTATCAGTAGAAATAATGTTTTTAGAAGTTGCAACACTTTTTGTAACACCATAAATAACTGCCCTTCCAGTTGCTACTGTTTTGGGAACTCCGCTACTTCCTTTAATTTCTGTAATACTTTGATTACTTCCAACAATCTCGCTTAGTTGATTAACCGTTTCAACCAAAGAATACATATAAGAAACATCTAAGGGTTGCCCTCTTTGTGGTACTGTTAGTTTTGCCATTATTCCTCCATTATATCATTTAACTTATGCTACCGTTGTCAAAACAGACTCAAAAAGTTTTAATGAATTGTTTTGTGTTTTTAAAATTCCTTCAGGCTGAATCGTTACTCTAACATTTGTTGTTCCAGTATTTGGAAATGTATATGTAGTCACCTTGGTAATTGCATTTCCTACACTTGCGGTTCCGTGATACGAATAAGATGCTGCATTGTCAAACTTAACAAAAATATCATATTTTTCTCTAAAATCAGTATCTTTCCAAGTAACAGACCAGGAGCCTCCACCACTTACTATGTTAACTTTATTTACAATAATGGATGTAACAATACCGGTTGTAGCAGCAGATGAAACTGTGCTTGAACCAATAAGAACTGTAAAAGTGTTTATTGTTGGAACAGTTAGGACTATTTGCGCCCCAGTAACTGCAGCAAACGGAGATATTGTGCTAGAAAAAGTAACAGTCTCTCCAACACTAATACCGTGTGCAGATGCTGTGGTAACGGTTACAGTACCAGAAGCAATTGCTAAGTTAGTAATGGATGTAGCAGTTGATGGAATAGGATAAGAATCAACATAATAAATTGAAGACCATGCGGAAACTTTGTTAAGGTTTTCAGAAATAACTCTATACCTTACAACGTGTTGATTAGCGCTAGTGACTGGCGGTAAATCTTTTTTTAATAATAAAGATTTTGTAATGTTTTTATCTACTGCCATTATACAACGTTACCAATATCTAAAGACATTCTAAATTCAACATAATTGTTTGTGTTTGGAGATTTTTCAATTGGCTCTGCATTAGCATTTTTAATAACAGAGTATCCAACTAATCCATATAGAGGATTAACAGTACTTACATTGTCAAACCTAATTGCATCAAAAGCAATATAGTGTGTCTCTACTACGGCTGATGAAGTTACAACACATGAGTACAATTTAACAGAAGTAACAGATTCCCAAGAAAATCCTTCTTGTTGCACAAAATCTTGTAATGTTTTTTCAACTACAAAATATCTGTTAGTATCAAAATCAATTCCACCTGCTCCATCAACTAAATCAATTAAACATCTTGCATATTTAGTATCATTATTACTATTATTAATAAACTCTAAAATAATTTTTAAACTACCTGGTTTTGTATAAGTGCTTGCGTCTTTGTTTACAAGAGAAAATGCAATTTTAATTTTATCTGATAATGAATTTTGAGATAAATTAATATTGAGTCCAGTTTTTGCTATATAATTTTTTCCAGATAAACTTGATGTTACATTAGTAATATCTTTAATAGCACTATAATTTCCTTTTACTAAAAGCATATTATTTAAAAATCTACATCTTTCATTTTTTGTGTTTCTATTTGTTTTATAAAAAATTCTATTGTCCGCTGCTGCTTGAAACACACTGTTTGCTGTTGTAATAATGTTATCATCACTTTCATCAAGTGCTGAAGTTATTGATGGAATTATTTTTAGTGTAGTATCAAGGTATTGCCATTGCTCTTCTTCTGTAAATAACAATAAACTTCTACTATCAAATCCTGAAGCGGATGGATTTCCTCCTGCAGAATAAATACCTATTTCTGTAATTTCATATCTTTCTTGTGTTGGAAGTTCTGCAGTAAATACTATCTTGTTAACACCCTCTTCTTTTACATACCCTCTTGAAGAAATTGGAACCCTGAACATTTCAAAATTTAATAGTTCTTTTTCTGAATAATCTACAGATGCAGCACCAGTTGCCAATGGTTTTTGTCCACAACCAAAAGCCATATATGATGCATAAGCAGGAGTTGTTCCAAGCAAGTATTTTGCTATAATTTCTTTTCCTTTATTTGTTATCATTCCGTATCAACTCCAAGATCTGTTTCATATATTGTACCATTTTGCAGCGTTTCAATTTCAATCTTTTCTCCTGGATTTATATTTATGTTTTCTATAACTAAGTTTCCAGTTGAAAAATCAATATAAACATTTGTTCCAGCAGGCCCATTTCCGTAATTTGGAATTTTTGTTTCTAATTTTATAGGAAAATTTAAAAAATATTTGTCAGATGTGTTTTGAAGAGCCAAGATGCCTTTGGGGTCTAAGGCTTGTTGTATTTCTGCCATATTAACAATTGGTTGATAATTTATACTTTCGGTATTTAAATTTGCATTGTTTGTAAGTGACAAAAGCATTGCACCATTAATTTGTTCAAAATATAACATTTTTAAAAAATCTGCGCTTTCTAGATTTCTATCGTCTTGAAAATTAACATATTGAGGTGTTGCAATTTTAACTGAAGGTTTTGATGATGTTGATCCTGATCCCGCTACTAAATATACTTCTCCTCCAGTTCCACCACCACTACTACTTGGTTTAGAAGGTGTGTCTGGCGTAGGTTCGACAGTCTTTATACCTTGAGCATCGGCTTCTACAGCACTTCTAGGAGTCATATCGTCAATTAGGTCACGTGTATTAAAATTTAAATAACTTAAATCCCCAATTGCTCCAGGCTTGGTGTAGTCTATAACACTTCCTTGCATATCTTTGGTCATGTCTAGCCATTCTTCTTCCCAAGTACCCATATTACACCTCACTCAAATATATAGTCATTTTTGGTCCATCTAGTCCTCTTGAATATTCTATGTTATAAATAACAAAACGTGAACTAGAAGATGTAACAAGATCTAATCCATTATTATTCTTATAATCAATTGAAACAATATCACCAAGTTGAATTGTGGGGTTTGCAAAAATTTCTAGTCCAATTGCTTTTTTTGGAACCATTAATTTATCTACTAACCATCCCATTAAATTTTCTGCATCTTCTGTGGTTTGTATGTATTCTGCTTCTATAGAAAAAGCGCTTTTCCCATAATTCATTCTGCTTAATTTAACATTATTATATTTTTCTTTTTCTATGTTTGGAGAATAGACTATAACATCGCCAATAAATTCAGGGTCTGAAAAACTTGATTTCTTTTTAAAGTAATCATCTACGGTAAGTTCATTGCTGCTATCACTTGTAAATGCAATACCTTGAATTTTTAAAAAGTTTGAAGTAGTTGTGCTTACGTCTAATAAAGTATCTGTTGCATTAAATATTAAAAACTCTGCTCCGTAAG